ATAATTATAAAAAAATAATTCTTGTTGTTGGTGAAGATAGAATAGATATATTTAAAAATCTTATATATAATAATATTGATTTAATTAAAGAAACTACTGGCATTACTGATATTACAAAAAATAATTTTTCATTTATAAATTCTGGACTTCGTGATGAAAATCAAAAAAATATTAGTGGTATCAGTGCATCAAAAGCTCGTCAATTTGTTATAAATAATCAGCTAAGTGATTTTATTAATATAACGGCTCCATCAACTGGAACTGAAGAACAAAAAATAGCATTATTTAATGCAGTTAAAAAAGGATTAGGAAAATAATGGTAACTACCGAAAATTCTCAGATTGCTGTAGATAGAAGAGCTAGAATATCAGCCAAACCTGCTGCTAGAAGAATAATATATGGACCTAATAGGAAAGATAATATTTTACAACCATTATATAATACAAATGGATTTTTATTTCCATATACACCAACTATATTTGATTCAGCTACAGTTAATTATGAATATTATGATCCAATTCATACTAATCAACCATTTGCTGCATTTAAATCAGTAGCAGTAAAAGAAATTCAAGTTACTGGTATTTTTTCAACAATGAATCAACAAGAAGCATTACAAAATATTGCTAATATACATTTTTTAAAGGTCATCACAAAAATGTATTTTGGTCTTGGAAATGATGGTAGTGATGATTCAAAATCTGGGCAAGATTTAAGAGGCACACCTCCACCAATTCTTTTATTTAATGCATATGGAAATGCTTTATATAATAATATACCAGTAATTGTTACATCATTTAATACTGAATTTCCTGCTGATGTTGATTATGTTCCAGCAATTCTTCCTGAAGAAGTAGGTGGGGCAATTAAAAAAGTTTTTAATAATCCTGGTGAATTTGATATATTTAAAAATCCTCGCGGAATAACAAATCCATTAGCTGGTCCGGAACAAATTGGTACAGAATTAATTAAAAAAGGCAATATTATTGCTTGGTTACCTACAAGATTTGTTATAACAGTACAAATGGCTGTTCAAAATACTCCAGATCGTTTACGTAGACAATTTAATTTAAATGATTTTAGAACAGGTAGATTAATTAAAAAAGGAGGATGGATTTAATGGTAGTCGAATACAAAAATACATCGCCTTATGCTAATACACCACAGAGAAATTTTCTTATTGAATATTTAGATTTATATGTTAATCGACCTATTTTAACTGACGATTCAGATGAATTGATTATTATTGATTCAAAATTTCATCATAGACCAGATTTATTAAGTTTTGAATTATATGGAACACCAGATCTATGGTGGACATTTATGGTTCGAAATCCTAATCTTATAATTGATCCAATATATGATTTAGTTTCAGGTCTTGAAATTTTTGTGCCAACTAGAAAAAGAATGTTAACATCAATTTTAGGTTCATAAATTTAAAAAATTAGGAATAAGAAATGGTTTCAGATAAAGCAAAAGCTGTTAGTAAACCAACAGAATCAACTACTAAAAGAGTAGATGATATAACTAAAATTGAATCTTTTATTAATTTAGTTGATTTTAATCGTCAACAAAATACTACTCCTTTCATAAAAAAACCAATTGTTGATACCATTACTTCTGATATTATAACACAACGTGATCAAAGACGAATAAAAAGAGAAGTAGAAGAACTAAATAAAAAATTTAGATCATTACAAAAAACTATTTTTGAACCAAATATTTTATCACAATATGAAAACCCAATGTATAATTTTCGTCTTTTTATTGCTAGAGATGGAGCTGATTATTTAACTATTTCAAAAGAAAAAATTATTGTTATAGCTGAAACAGGATCTACTGGATTTAATATAAAAGATGTAAATATACATTCCATTATTAGTATGAGTACTTTGACAAAAAATACTGTATCAGATCGTATTACATTTACAATTTTAGAACCTCAAGGTGATCGTCTTCTTGATCAAATAAGAAATGCAGCTTTAGAATTAGGAATTTATGATCATCGTTCAATGCCAATATGGCTTGAATTAACTTTTAAAGGATATACTCCAGGTAAACAACAATTTATTAATTCAATCGATGGTGGAATACCTACTGGTGCTACATCAGAATTTAATGATTTATCATCATTACAATTTTTATGGAAATTATCAATTACTGAATTAAAAACAGAAATTGATAAAGGTGGATCAATATATACTTTTAATACTACTCCACATAATCAAATTGCTTTGCGTGATGAAGCTAGACGATTAGAACAAGATATAAAAATATCAGCAAAAACATTGGGTGATTTTTTTGATAAATTAACAAAAATTTTAAATGATTCATCAAATTATAATCTTAGAAATCAATCAGATCGTACTAAAAGAGTAAGACAATATGCTTTTGAATTTCCAAAAGATCTAGATATGGCATCATGGGAAATTAGATCACCATCAGATAATAAATCTGAAGCAGTAAGATATAGTCAACCATTAAATTCTAAAAAAGAAGATGAAAATGATAAATCAAAACAATTAACCTATACAAAAGGTACTTCAATTGAAGCTATTATACAAGAAATTATTGGTTCAACTGTTGAAGGTCAATCATTAGCTATTTTTGGCGAAATTAAAAGAGATGCTGCTGATGCTGGAGATATTGATAAATTTAGAAAACCAGATAAAGATGCTGTTCTTTTTATGGTTGAACCAACTGTTAAAATTACTAGTTATAATAATATTGCTAAATTATATAATATTGCTATTACTTATCATATAAGACCTTATTCAACATTTCAACCATTATTATCAAGAGAGCAAATTAAAGATTATCAAGAAAATAGTTCTAAACAACGATTGATTGCTATTACTGAAATAACAAATCTTAAGAAAAGATATGATTATCTTTTTACTGGTTTAAATACCGAAGTTCTAGATTATAATATTCAAATTAATAATGCTTGGTTTTTACCACTACCAATATTTAGAGGTCAAAATAAAGATGGTGTAGCAACTTCATCAAGAAGATTAAAACCTGAAAAAGCTAATGAACAAGTAACACAACCATCAGTTTTGCTAAATTTAGAAAATGCTTCTGAAGAAACATTAGTAGCAGCAGTTGCTAAAATTCAAGCTGATGTAGTGACTGATGATGAATTAGATAAAAAATCAACTGAAGAATTATTGTTATTAGAAAGAACAGCTAATACTATACCTACAGATAAATTTGGTCGAAGTGCATCAAATGCTGCTCGTATTAGGATTTCAAATGCTATTAATCGTAGACGAGTACTTGAAGAAGGACAAAGAAAACTTCCATTAAATGATATTAATACAAGTAATTTAGGAGCTAATAATCGCCTTTTTAATATTAAAAATGATATCAATGATGGTATTAATAATATTAAAATTACCAATCAACAAGATATTTTTTCAATAAGTAATAGAAATATTATAAATAAAAATGATAGAAAAAAACAAAAATCAAATACTTCTATTATTTCATCATCAAACCAAGATAAGATCGGTTCAATTTTTTTTATTGAAGATTTTGAAAAAAAATCTGTAGAAATAAAAGAAAAAACAAATACAGTTAAAAATTTACAAACTCGATCAGTTACAGTAAGTACTGAATTAAGCCCAACTATTGTTAATTACCAAGGAAATATTGAAGGCACTGTAACTAAAGGTCGTTCATATTTTTCAGCAGTAATGAATCAAATGTTTGGATCATTAGGAGAAATGATTTCATTAGATTTAACTATTAGAGGTGATCCCTACTGGTTAGGTGAACCTGATCCATTAAAAAGAATTTTTCCGGTATCACCATCACGAGATTTAACTAATGCTGATTCAATAATATTATTAACATTTGATTTTCCAAATAGATATGGTGATGGTGGAATAAACGAACAAAATGATAGTAGTGCTGGAACAGGATTAATTGATATAGAGCGTGGCGATAATACTTTTAATGGAATATATCGTATTATTACAGTTACAAGTGAATTTTCAAATGGATTATTTACTCAAAAACTTGAAGGAATAATTGATCCAGTTACAGCTCAACAAGATATTATATCATTTTTTACAAAGGACCAAATTTAAATGTCAGATTTAAAACATCATACATTATATAGAACAACAAATATCCCCGAATGGTATAAAAATAATCCTATTATTGATACTGGAACTTTAAATCGAATTTATTTAGGCATTGTAAAAGATACTCAAGATCCTCAAAAAATGGGAAGAATAATGGTTTGGATACCTGAACTAACTGGTGATGGAAATAAACCTGAAAATTGGTCAATGTGTTCTTATTGTTCACCTTTTGCGGGCGCATCATTTTTTGATATTGGCATCCATCAAGATAAAGAGGGTTCTTCAGCACTACGAAATCTAAAAGAAATTGCAAAAGATAGAACGCCAGAGTTAAAAGACAATATTCAAAGTGGTCGTCAATCATATGGTATGTGGTTTGTACCACCAGATATTGGTAATGAAGTTTTAGTGGCTTTTATAAATGGTGATCCTAATAGAGGTGTATGGATTGGTTGTTTATATCAACAAGATACTAATCATATGGTTCCAGGAATAGCTCAAGATATTATTTCCTCTGGTAATAGTACAAATGAAATAGGCCCAGTTATTGAACATGATGCTCGTGATGGATTTCCATCAAACCCAAAAAGAAAATTATATAAACCTTTATATGAAAGTTTAAAATTTCGTCAAGGACTTGATAAAGATGGAGCAAGAGGGCAAAGTATTAGTTCAGCTCAACGCGAGGCACCAAGTGAAGTTTTTGGTATATTAACTCCAGATGGCAATAGTTTTGTAATGGATGATGGAGTTGTTGATACAAAAAAACAAGGAGATGATCGTAGAGAAGAAGAACTTATTAGATTGAGGACAAAAAGTGGAGTTCAATTATTATTACATCAATCAAAAGGTTTTATTTATATGATAACAAAAGATGGAAAAACTTGGATTGAATTAAGTAATGATGGTGATATTGATATATATGGTACATCAAACATTTCAGTTCACGCTGAAAGAGGTAATATTAATTTAAAAGCTGGAAGTGCTACTTCTGATATTAATATTCAAGCTGGTAGAGATATTAATATAAGAGCTGGTCGTGATTTAAGAATAGTTAGTGAACGAGATACTCATGTAAATGTTAATGAAAATATGAAAACTACAGTCGGATTTATTCCTTTAAGGCCTGGTATTTCTGGTGGAACTTATGATCTGCATGTTAAAAATGCTATTAAAATTGAAACAGATGACTTAATTAGCCAAAAAGCAGGACAATCATTTGCATTAAATGCTGGAAGTAATTTTGGTATTACTGCTGATGGTAATCTTAATGAACAAGCAGCAAATATTTTTATGAATAGCGGGCCAGGGCCTCAAGCTATCCCAACTACCAATGCCACTTTTCCACCAACATTTTCAGTAACTGGACCATCTATACAAAAAAATTCTACAACAGCATGGGAAGAAGGAAAACCATATATTGATGGAACAAATATTATTCCTCGAGTTCCACAACATGAACCTTGGAAAGAACATTCAATTGAATTAAGAGGTATCAGTAGAAATGTTATTGAAGGACCATTAACAGATGCTAAATTAGGCGCAACATCATCAACAGCAGATGCACCACTACCAATTAATACACCAGAAAAGAAACGTAAGGAAGATGGATTTTATAATTCAGCTAACCAACCTGAATTTCAAACAATAAAAGATTTACCAAATGAATGTTTATTGCCTATATCACAACTACAAATAAGTGATGTTGGTATAACATTAATAAAGCAATTTGAAGGAAATGAATTAACAGTATATCAAGATATTGCTGGTTTAGACACTATAGGTATTGGTCATTTAATAACTAATGAAGAAAAACAAAATGGAAGATTTTCTAATGGTGTTATAACTGAAGAGGAATCAAGACAATTACTTCTTGAAGATTTATCAAATCTTCAAAAATCTATTCGTAACTGTATCCAACAACCATTAACACAAGAACAATATGATGCATTAATATCATTAGCTTTTAATATTGGAGCTACAGCTTTTTGTAATAGTACATTAGTTAAAAAAATAAATGCTAATGAATATATTGAAGTACCAAATCAAATGATGAGATGGACGAAAGCACGAATAGGAGGTTCATTAACCACTGTAAAAGGATTAATTACCCGTAGAGAAATCGAAGCTCAATTATTTTCTTCTTTTCCTTCATGTTCACAACAAATATAAACAACGTAGTTTATTTTTTAAATAAATAACTAAAGTTAATAAAAATAAAATTAAAGGTAATTATGGTCGTAAGAGCTAATAGAAATAAATTATTTAGAGGATATAGTTCTTTTGATTCTATTAAACCAAAAACAGAAGTTTTTGATTTAGAATTAGTAAAACGAGATTTATTAAATCATTTTCATACAATTCGTGGAGAACGAGTAATGCGACCAAATTTTGGTAGTATTATTTGGGATTTATTATTTGATCCTTTTGATCAAGATTTAAAAGATGCAGTATTAGATGATGTTCAAAATATTATTAGTCAAGATCCTCGAGTTCGTTTACGATCATTAGATATTATAGAATTTGAACATGGTTTAAGAATTAATATTTCAGTATTATATGTTCCATTAGATGCTATTGGAACTTTTGAACTTGAATTTGATCGACGTAATCAAATATCAAGAAATGATTTTATTGAAAATATTCAATAGGAAAAATATAAATGGGAACAGCTATTAGACAAAGAAAATTATTTGCTGCTGAAGATTTTAGAGTAATATTTAGAGCATTTACTGAAATTAATTTTTCTGCTTTTGATTTTGATACTTTAAGATCAGCAATGATTGATTATATACGATTAAATTTTCCTGAAGATTTTAATGATTGGATAGAGAGTTCAGAATTTGTATCATTAATTGAATTATTAGCTTACTTAGGGCAATCATTAGCCTTTAGAATGGATTTAAATACTAGAGAGAATTTTTTAACTACTGCTGAACGAAAAGAATCTATTTTAAAATTAGCAAGATTGATATCCTTTAATCCAAGTAGAAATTTTCCTGCTACTGGTTTAGTAAAAATTACAGAAATTTCTACCAATCAACCTATTATTGATAGTAATGGCAATAATCTTTCTAATTTAACTATTGTATGGAATGATCCAATAAACCCAGATTGGTTTGAGCAATTTATTTTAATAATGAATAGCATTTTTTCATCAACAAATCCATTTGGCTCACCCCAAAAAGAGGGTTTAGTTGGTGGAATAAAGACACAATTATATGAATTAAATAATGATTCATCAGCAAATAGAGTATTTCCATTTTCAAGTAATATATCTGGTGAAAATATTAATTTTGAAATTATAAATCCTGATTTTATAGAAAATGAAGTTTTTTTTGAAAGAGAACCAGATCCATTAGATCCATTACATATTATTTTTAGGAATGATGGAACTGGAAATGATAGTCCTGATACTGGATTCTTTTTAATGTTTAAACAAGGAACTCTTAAAAAAGAAGATTTTCAAATTGATGTTCCTATAGAAAATAGAGTAATTGATTTAGAAGCCACTTCAGTTAATAATATTGATGTTTTTGTTCATGAAATAAATGAGGAAGGATTAATTATTAAAAAATGGGAAAAAGTACCATCAGTAGTTGGTAATAATATTATTTTTAATAGTTTAGATAGCAATAAAAGAAATATTTTTGAAGTTATTACTCGCCCGAATGATCAAATAAGTATTAAATTTTCTGATGGAAGATTTGGTAATGTACCAACTGGTCTTTTTAGAGTATGGATTAGAGAATCAAATGGCCGTAGATATCAAATTCAACCTGAAGATATGAAAGATAATCGTCTTGATATTCCATATCTTGATAAAGTAAATAATACATTATTCTTTTCAAGTTTTAATTTTAGCTTGCAACGAGCCATTTCAAATTCTGCCCCAAGTGAAACATCATCACAAATACGCAATAGAGCACCACAAGTTTTCTTTACTCAAGATAGAATGGTTAATGGTGAAGATTATAATGTTTTTCCATTACGAAATCCTGAAGCAGCTAAAGTAAAAGCTGTCAATAGAATTCATAGTGGGTTTAGTCGACATATTGATATTAATGACCCAACTGGCTTCTCACAAAATGTTAATTTATTTGGTGAAGATGGTATCTTATATTTAGAAGAGAATGATTTTCTTGAAGAATTAGCTTTGCCGACATCATTAAGTGATACTGAAATATTAAATAAAATAATTCTACCATTAATTCAAAAATTAGAAAAAAAACATTTATTTTATTTTAAATACCCACGATTTACACCAACAATATTACCTTTATCATCTCCTGTTTCTATTATTATAGGTGATGCTGCTCCAACTAATTTAACAAATCCAGGGACGTTTGAAATAGAAATAAATGGAACAATTATATCTATTAATGTATTGGCCGGTGATACGGTATTAGATGTATCTAATAATATTAATACAGCATTAGGATTAGCATCAATAACAAATATTATTAGTAGTGTTGATACTGGTAGATTAAAAATAGAAGATACAACTCAAGGGTCATTTATTTTACGTAATTCTATTGGTTCACCATTAAATGAATTAGGTATTATACCTAATCCAGTTACTATTATTCCTCGAATATATGGTACTTTTTGGAAAAAAGCAACAGAAGCTATTAATAGTAGTTCTGGTAGATTATTTATTGATTCTAATACTGTTACTGTAGGCCAAGAATCACCTATAATTATAGGCAATTCAGTAATTGGTACTAATGAATTTTTTATTCAAGAAGGATCATTATTGCGATTTAAAAATGCTGGCTTAGTTTCTGTTATTTCTGTTATAGGAGATGGAAATACAATTTTATCAAATGGTGATGGAGCTATATTATTGTCAGAAAATGTTGACGACTATGATGTTATTGAAGAAATTATACCACCATTTAGAACTCAATTTTCTGATTTAGAAACAAATCAAATATTATCACAAATAACACAAAAAAATACTTTTGGTATAAGATATGATAAAGATTTATTAGTATGGAAAATTATTACAGGTGATAATTTAGCTTCTACTGATGTTCCTTTTGATTTTACTACTGCTGGTGATGTAACTGGATTAAATAAGGATTCAACTTGGTTATTACGAGCAGAATTTAATACAACAAATTGGAGATTTATTTCTCGGGGATTAGATTATATTTTTGAAAGTGATAAACAAATTAGATTTTTTAATATTGATAATCAACGATTAGTTGATCCTCAAACTGGAAAAGTAATAGAAGATTTTATTAAAATATTAAAAATAAATTCATCTTTTGATGCCATTGAAACATCTACTACCGTTGATTTTTTTGAAACAAATCCAGTAACATCTCTTAATAAAGATTTTGTTTGGAATATTGAAAATATTTTTATAGAGAAAGATGGATTTATTGATCCTCGTAGAATTAAGTTAACATTTACAGATTTAGATCTAGATGGTGTACCAGATGATCCATTTATTTTTGAAACTATAACAAAAATAAATTCATCAAATATTAATTTAGAATTACCGGATGAAATAGTAGATGAAACGGAATTATTTTGGGAATCTATAATAAATTCGGACGGATTTCAAGAATTACAACCAACACAAAAAGTAAAAAAAGCATTTAATTCTAGTTCTTCACTTAATTTTCCAGGAATAGATGGAGATTCAAATGCTATAGCATTATCAATTGGTTTATCTATTGGTGACGTTTATTATAATAGAGATGATGGAAAATTTTATTTAGTTGATATATCAAATATTAAAGAAGTTACAGAATTATATACTATTAAACGTGGTCGTAATAATTTCTTATTTCAATGGAAACATTTTGCTTCACCTGATAGAAGAATTGATCCTGCTATAACAAATATAATTGATATGTTTGTTTTAACAACTTCATATGATACTGCTATACGTAAATGGATTGATGAAGATGGTGCATTAATTGATAAACCATCTCCACCAACATCAGAAGATTTAAGAATTCTTTTTTCTGAAGAAATTAAAAATAAAATGATAAGTGATGAAATAATATTTCATCCAGTTCAATATAAATTATTATTTGGTTCACAAGCTGATGAAAAATTACAAGGTCGATTCAAAATAACAAAAATACCAGGAACTGAAAAATCCGATGGTGAAATAAAATCAGAAGTTATAAGAGCTATAAATGAATTTTTTGCAATAACTAAATGGAATTTTGGTGAAACT